ATAACAATGTATATCGTTGGATTCCATTGAATGGTGACATGGCTGGTCTTTGTGTAAATACAGATAACATTCGTGATCCATGGTTCTCACCTGCTGGTTTCAATCGTGGTAACTTAAAGAATGTTGTTAAGTTGGCATGGAATCCAAACAAGACATACCGTGATACATTGTATTCTTCAGGTATCAATCCTGTTGTAACATTCCCTGGAAACGGTACAATTCTTTATGGTGACAAAACTCTACAAGCAAAACCATCGGCATTTGACCGTATCAATGTTCGTAGATTGTTCATCGTATTGGAAAAAACTATTGCAATTGCTGCCAAGTATTCATTGTTTGAGTTTAATGATTCATTCACACAAGCACAATTTGTTGCCTTAGTAACTCCATTCCTTCGTGATGTTAAAGGTCGCCGTGGTATTACAGACTTTAAAGTAGTTTGTGATTCTACAAATAACACTCCACAGGTTGTTGATTCTAACCAGTTTGTTGGTGATATCTACATTAAACCTGCTCGTTCAATCAACTTTATCCAATTGAACTTTGTTGCAGTTAGAACAGGTGTTGACTTTACTGAAGTCGTTGGACAGTTCTAATAAATAAAGAATATAGGAGATAACAATGACATTCAACGTAGCAGAATTTAGAGCGAATCTGATTGGTGACGGTGCCCGTCCCAATCTATTCCAGGTAACTTTAACATTGCCTACATTTGCTAATAATTCATCCGCAGCCGGTAACAAAATTCAGTTTATGGCAAAATCAGCACAACTGCCAGGTTCTACAATTGGTCAAGTACCAATTTATTACTTTGGTCGTGAAATGAAATTTGCTGGTAACCGTACTTTTGCTGACTGGACTTTACAGATTATCAACGATGAGGATTTCTTAATCCGTAATTCAATGGAATCTTGGATGAATGCTATTCAGAGCCATGCAGGTAACTTACGCAGTGCCGCAGCACAAAACAACAACACTTACCAAGTTGACGCTTTAGTAACTCAATATGGTAAAGAAGGTAACGCTATTAACACATATACGTTTGTTGGTATGTTCCCTGTTGATGTTGCTCCGATTGATTTGGATTGGGGTTCAAATGATACTATTGAAGAATTTGGCGTAACATTTGCATACCAATACTGGACAAACGCAGCAAGTACAGACGTTTAAGCTTTATAATTTTACGGAAGGGACTACGGTCCCTTTCATTATGTTTTTTTGAATTGGAAAAAGTAATATGGCAAATGACAACAAGTTCTCTCTCTTTGGTTTTACAATTGCTCGGAAGCAGTCGAATGACGCTCAAGCCGTGGCACCATCTTTCTCGCCACCAAATAATGATGATGGCGCTCTCACCATCACATCCGCAGCATACTATGGAACTTATGTTGACTTAGATGGTACTGCCAAAAATGAAGTAGAACTCATTTCTCGTTATCGTGAGATGGCAATGCAACCAGAAATTGAAGCTGCCATTGATGATATCGTGAATGAAGCCATCTGTCAAGACGATGATGGTAAGAACATTAAATTGGTACTTGATGATTTACAAGTACCAGAAAAAATTAAAAATGCCATTAAAGGTGAGTTTTCAACAATTCTCCGTTTGTTAAATTATAACAATTTGGCACAAGATATTTTCCGCCGTTACTATGTTGACGGCAGAATGTACTACCATATTATTATTGACCGTGATAAACCAACTGAAGGTATCAAAGAATTACGATATGTTGATCCTCGCAAGTTGAAAAAAGTTCGTGAGATTAAGAAGAAAAAAGACGAGCGTACCGGTGTGGAGATGATGAATGTTATTAATGAATATTATATCTTCAATGATAAGGTTACTACTGGTTCTAGTAGCAATTTTGGCCCTGTTGGTGTCAGAATTACCACAGATTCCATTATCTCTGTTGTTTCTGGTCTCATGGATTCTCGCCGTGCCGTGGTATTGTCTTATATTCATAAAGCAATTAAACCGCTAAACCAGTTAAGGATGATTGAAGATGCCACAGTCATTTATCGTATCAGTCGTGCTCCTGAACGCCGTATTTTTTATATTGACGTGGGTAACCTTCCGAAACTAAAGGCAGAGCAATACCTCCGTGATATTATGGTGAAATACAAGAACAAGTTGGTCTATGATGCCAACACCGGTGAAGTTCGTGATGACCGTAAGTTCTTATCAATGATGGAAGATTTCTGGTTGCCTCGCCGTGAAGGTGGAAAAGGTACAGAGATTTCTACTTTACCTGGCGGACAAAACTTAGGTGAGTTGGAAGATGTTAAGTACTTTGAGAAAAAACTTTATAAGGCACTCAATGTACCAGTCTCTCGTTTAAATCCGGAGCAATCAGGTTTCTCACTTGGTCGTACCAATGAGATTACCCGTGACGAATTAAAGTTTGCTAAATTTGTTGACCGTATGCGCAACAAGTTTGCTGATTTGTTTGACCAAGCATTAAGAGTTCAGTGCGTTCTCAAAGGTATTTGTACCAATGAAGAATGGAATGATTTTAAAGAACACATCTATTATGATTTCATTAAAGACAATAACTTTAGTGAACTTAAAGATGCGGAGTTGATGAAAGAACGGTTGTCTTTGTTGTCGGCTGTAGATCCATACACAGGTCGTTACTTCTCACAAAATTGGATTCAACAAAACGTATTGCGTTTAACTGATGATGAAATCAAGAAAATGCAGACTGAAATTGATGAAGAAAAAGAGATGGGTCTAGGTTTACCTGTTGGTGTTGGTAATGAAGTGGCACAACAAATGATGATGTCCAATGTGCCACAACAACCAGTAAATCCTGCTGATAAAGAGGATACCAACGAATCAACTATTACTAAATTGAAGCGTATATTATAAATATTTTATTTGGAGAACAAAATGGCAGACTATTCTACCCGTAACATCATTGATTATGCAATGGACCAAGATGCAGTAAATTTTAGAAGCGAACTCTATGGTGCAATTCACGATAAAGTGGCCGCACATATTGCCGCAGCAAAACAAGCTGTGGCACAGAACATTTTTCCTTCAGATGAGGAAAGTGTTGATACCGATGAAACACCTACCGAATAAGATATAAATATATCATCTATTTAAACAAGGCAGAAAATGGCAAATAAATTTACCTATCAAGTGTTGAGAGATACTACAACAGATGCTGTTATCAAATTAACAGGTACTTTTGACGGTTCTAGTGGAAACGAATTAAACGTTGCTCGCATCTCTGCAAACACTCTGGCAAACGCTTTAGCAAATAACGGACTTTTATTGTCCACACAAAATGCCAATACTGCTTTGCCATACTATGATTTACAACTTACAGGTTTAAAGTATTATGTAAACTTTCCAGTATCTTCACCTATTGGTTCTGTTGAACTGTTTTGGTCTGGTAATAATACAGGTACCGCAGCATCATCTTATGCAAACTCAGCAACTATTTTCCATTTACAAAGTCAAGGCGAGTTTGGTTTAGGTGAGCAATTGCCTTCTATTACTAACAACTCTGGTACTGGCGCAGCAAATACGGTTGGTAACGGAGACTTAGGTATTCAAACAACTGGTGCTACTGCTAACGCTGCATACACTTTAATTATTTCATTGCGTAAGAATAACTCAATGTACCAACGTGGTCAGTTGAACGATCCAGCAGCATTCAACTATGGTCAATACTCACTAAAACCATAATTGAAATGTTAACCTTTAAAGAATTCTTAAATGAATCTAATGTACAAAAGGTTGGTAGAAAAAGAATTATTAGAATTCGTGTAAGAAAAGGCAAAGTACAAAGAAACAAAACCTTTTCTTCAATGCCAGGTTGGACTATTCGTGGCGGTAAGTTGGTACGAATGAGTTACAAAGAACGTAGAGATAGAAAATTGGGCGCCCAAATGGGTCAACATAAAAAAGCAGCAAAGTTAAAACAGACAATAAGAAAAGCCAAGATATCAAAAATTAAAAGAGGCGCATTAGGACTATGAAACTTATTAAAGAAATTCACGAAACGGTAAATTATATTACCGAAGGCACAGATGGTAAAAAAGAACTTTTTATTGAAGGTCCTTTTTTAGTTTCTGAAAAGAAAAACAAGAATGGCCGCTTGTATGAATACAATACAATGAAAAAAGAAGTTCATCGTTACACCGATGAGTATATTAATAAAAATCGTGCTTTTGGAGAATTAGGTCATCCTGATACTCCAACCATTAACTTAGACCGTGTATCACATATGATTGTTGGTCTTAGAGAAGATGGTACCCAATGGATTGGTAAGGCTAAAATTCTTGACACACCAATGGGTCAAATTGCTCGCCAATTGATTGAAGGTGGCGCCCAATTAGGTGTATCGTCAAGAGGTATGGGTTCATTGAAAAACGTTAATGGTGTAAACGTTGTTCAGAACGATTTTTATCTAGCCACAGCGGCAGATATAGTAGCAGATCCTTCTGCGCCTGGTGCATTTGTACAAGGTATCATGGAAGGTAAAGAATGGATGTTAGTAAATGGTGTTTGGACAGAACAATATGTTGAGGAAGCTAAGAAACAAATTCGTAAAGCTTCTAGTAAAGATATTGAACTAGTAAGTCTACACATATTTGAAAACTTCATGAAAAAACTTTAAATATAAATATATCCAATAAATCAAGGAGATTTTCAAAATGGGAAAATTTAATCTGACCGAAGCCGCTAAAGATATCCTTTTAGGCGAAGGTTCAAAAGAAACATTTGACGCTAACATTGCTGCTAAGAAGTCACAGCGTGGTAGCGAAGGTACTCAAGGTCAAAAAGGTATGGTCGGCCAAGATAAGTTACCTACATCTACTGTTGCTGGTCAACAAGATGTTGGTGAAATCGGTCAATCACCAGAAGAAATGGATGATAAGTTGCCTGAGTATACAAAAGGCACACCATCCGCAACTCCTCCTGGTGCTACTCCTCCTGTTGGTTCAGAAAAAGATGGCGTTGGCATTTCCAAGCCACAAGGCCAACCACAAGAGACAATGGGTCGCCACGATTTAACACATACTGCTCAAGCACAAGCAACTGATTACGAAGCAATTCGTGACCGTATCGCTGGTAAAATGGCAGCACAAACAATGCAAGCTAATCCAGGTGCAACATTCCAACAATATGAAAGTACAGATATGTCCGCTGATATTGATGCGTTAATGGAAGGCGAATCACTTTCCGAAGATTTCAAAGTTAAAGCAACTACCATTTTTGAAGCTGCTGTATTGTCCCGTGTTGATGCAATTGTTGCTGATGTTGAATCACAATTGACAGAACAGTTTGACATCGCCGTAGACCAAATCAAAGAAGAAATGGCTGCCAAAGTTGATGATTACCTCAACTACATGGTTGAAGAATGGATGAAAGAAAACGAAGTTGCTATTGAGAAAGCTCTCAAAGCAGAAATCGCTGAAGAATTTATGGACGGTTTACGCAATTTGTTTGTTGAACACTATATCGATATTCCTACCGAAAAGGTAGACGTTGTTGAAGAACTCTCTGCTAAAGTAGAAGAACTTGAAGCTTCTTTGAATGAGCAAATCAACAAAGGTGTTGAACTTACAAAAGAATTAAACGAACAGAAAAAAATTGAGGCTATCTACACAGCGTGTGAAGGCCTGACTCAAACCCAAGTAGAAAAATTGAAATCGCTCGCAGAGAACGTAGAATTTACTACTGAAACAGAATTCAATGCAAAATTGAATGTTTTGAAAGAGTCATATTTCAAAGCAGAAGTAAAAATTGCTGAGAGTTCTGACTTAAACGAAGGCGTTGAAGTTGAAGAAGAAAAGAAACAATCCGTTTCTGCTGACCCTTCAATGGACGTCTACGCTAAAGCAATCTCACAGAGTTTGGTAAAATAATAAATAAAATTTACCATTAAAGATACCTAACAAGGAGAATTAAATGTATTTAACAGAAGAACTACAAAAGAAATGGCATCCAGTTCTGGAGCATCCAGAATTAGACGCTATTAAAGACCCATACAAGAAGGCTGTTACTGCTCTTGTTTTGGAAAATCAACAACAAGCTATGGCTAAAGACCGTTCAGTATTGAACGAAACTGCTGACGCTGGTCCAACCAACGTTGCTGGTGGTGTTCAAAACTTTGACCCAATCTTGATTTCTTTAGTACGCCGTGCTTTGCCAAATCTTATTGCTTATGACGTTGCTGGTGTTCAACCAATGACTGGTCCTACTGGTTTGATTTTTGCAATGCGTGCTCGTTACGCCACACAACAAGGTACAGAAGCTTTCTACAACGAAGCCAATACCATGTTCTCTGGTCAAGGTTCCGCAAACGGTGTATTCAATAACTACGGTTTCTTGGGTACAACTGCTACAGATACAGCAAACTCTGCTGTTTCTAACGAAGCTGCTAACTCATTCACAACTGGTATTGGTCTACAAACCGCCGTTGCTGAACAGTTAGGTGCTGACGGTGCTAACAGTTTCCAACAGATGGCCTTCTCTATCGAGAAAGTTACTGTAACTGCTCAATCCCGTGCCTTGAAAGCTGAATACTCATTAGAACTCGCACAAGACTTGAAAGCAATCCATGGTCTTGATGCTGAAACAGAATTGTCAAACATTCTGTCTACTGAGATTCTTGCTGAAATCAACCGTGAAGTTATCCGTACAATCTATTTGTCCGCTGTTGTTGGCGCACAATACGGTACAGTAACACAAGGTTATTTCGACTTGGATACAGACTCTAACGGTCGTTGGTCTGTTGAGCGTTTCAAAGGTTTGATTTTCCAAATTGAACGTGATGCTAACGTAATTGCTAAGCAAACACGTCGTGGAAAAGGTAACGTATTGATTGTTTCTTCTGACGTAGCTTCTGCAATGGCTATGGCAGGCGTTCTTTCATACACACCTGCTCTTCAAGCTGACTTGCAAGTAGATGACACAGGTAATACATTTGCTGGTATGTTACATGGTCGTATCAAGGTTTACATCGACCCATACTATGGTGGTTATACTTCTAACCAAGAACTCGTAACTATCGGTTACAAAGGTTCTAGCCCATACGATGCTGGCTTGTTCTATTGCCCATACGTTCCATTACAAATGGTTCGTGCAGTTGACCAGTTTACATTCCAACCAAAGATTGGATTCAAAACTCGTTACGGTATGGTAGCAAACCCATTTGCTGCTGGTTTGAATCAGAATAGCGGTATCATTCAACCACGCACCAACGTTTACTACAGAATTTTTGGTGTCAAAAACCTCATGTAATAAGTCTTTGATTTTATTGAAGAAATTCCCTTTAAGAGGAATATTAAAACAGGAACTTCGGTTCCTGTTTTTTTATGTATAAATACATATAATTCTTTACTAAATATAATTATGAAACATAAACACCATATAATACCAAGACACGCAGGCGGGACTGATGATCCATCCAATTTAATAGAATTAACGGTAGAAGAACACGCAGAAGCACATCGTTTGTTGTATGAACAATGTGGACGGTGGGAAGATTACTACGCTTGGCAAGGATTGTCTGGACAAATAGGCAAAGAAGAACTTATTAAAGGTATACAAAGTGCCGCCAATTCAAAACCAAAATCTGAAGAAACCAAGAAGAAAATGTCTGCTTGGCAGATTGGAAGAAAACTGTCAGACGAACACAAACAAAAGTGTAGTATAAAACAAAAAGAGCGTTGGAAACAAGGTAAATATGATGCAGAAAAACTCCGACTTTCTCGTATAGGATTCAAACAACCAGAATCTCAAAAAATTGCAATTGCCAAAGCACTATCTAAGGAGTATTTAATTACTGATCCAAAAGGTAATCAATTTAAAATTAAAAATTTAAATCAATTTTGTCGTGACAATCATTTGGACCAAGGTAACTTATCCCGTGGCACACACAAAGGCTGGAAGGCCGTTAAAATAGAG